TAGATGTTGATGTTCTTGTCGGTACCGGTGTTACGTTTCCACAGGAACTAATATTTCTTATATATGTTTTTAAATCTGTAAATCTAGTTGTTTCATAACAATAACTAGTACCAGAATAATAAAAATAGGTTGGTGTTGAGGTCCCTGATGAACCATTTAAACAACTATCTATGTTATTGAATATTTCAACATTTTGCAATAAAGTTGGACTTTTTGAATAAATTTTAACTGTTATTGGTTCTACTGCATTATAATATTGACAGGTATTAAAACAACTATTAAACAAATTATAAATTGGTTCATTATTTAAATCGTATGTAACATAACCCACAATTATATTAAATTCATGACAAATATTTGTTGGTGTTGGTGTTGATGTTAATGTTTGTGTAAGGGTTTGTGTTGGCGTAACTGTTCTTGTTGATGTAAGTGTAGGTGTTTGTGTTGGTGTAGAAGTTAATGTTATAGTCGGTGTAGAAGTTAATGTCGAAGTTGGTGTTGGTGTTGATGTTGGAACGGGTGGACAATTTAAAATAAAATTCCAAACTGTTCCATCTAAAGGTGCGGTAACTACAACAGTTACTATTGAAGGAGAAACATTTGTTTTATTAAAAGATATACTATCATACCCAGTACCTGAAATATTAGGATACCCTAACGAATTTAAGACACCATTAAAGGTATCACTACCTCTAAAACCGGTATCAATAACTTTATTACCATCCCAAAACACTTCAAATTTATCAGGTACATAATATGAATCAAAATCTAATGTGAAAAAACCAGTTAATGTGCCAGTATCAATTGTTATTGTTTGAATTGATTTTCCACCAGTCCCACCAGATGCGTCAACTTGTTCACCACAAGATGCTGTTTTATTAATTAATTCAAATCCTGTTTGAGTTGGTGTTGGTGTTGATGTTAATGTTGGTGTAGGCGTTGATGTACCCGTATTTGTTGGTGTTGGTGTTGGTGTGAGTGTAGAAGTAGATGTTGGTGTTAAAGTTGGTGTTGGTGTTAATGTAGATGTTGATGTAGGAGTATTAGTTAATGTTTGTGTTGGTGTACTAGTTAATGTTTGTGTTGGTGTTGGTGTATTAGTTAATGTTTGTGTTGGTGTAGGTGTTGGAGTACTAGTTAATGTTTGTGTTATAGTTGGCGTTGGTGTTCCACTTAATGTTTGTGTAGGTGTCGGTGTACTAGTTAATGTTTGTGTAGGTGTCGGTGTTAAAGTACTAGTCCTAGTTTGTGTGACAGTTTGTGTTGGTGTTGGTGTACTAGTTAATGTTTGTGTTAAAGTTGGCGTTGGTGTACTAGTTCTAGTTTGTGTGACAGTTTGTGTTGGTGTTAATGTTGGTGTACTAGTTCTAGTTTGTGTGACAGTTTGTGTTGGTGTTAATGTTGGTGTACTAGTTAATGTTTGTGTTAGAGTTGGTGTTGGTGTTTGTGTTGGAGATAAAACACAACTACAAACTATAGACCAATTTGGCGTGAAATTTAATACCGAAGTAACTTTAATTAAAACATCAGTAGATGATGAATTTTTACTAAATGAAAAACTACCTAAACCACCACCATTAACTGATGGATAACCTAAATTATTTAATAAAGAATTAAACGTCTCATCACCTCTAAACCCTAAATCACTTATTAATATTCCATCAAAATAAACTTCAATTTTATCTGGAATACCACCAGTATTATAATTTAACATTATATTGCCAATATCTTCACCAACGTTAACCGTCACGTAATAAATAACTTTATTAGTTAAATTTCCAGTAGAATCTATTATTTCATCACAAGAACCTGTTTTATAAACTTCTTCAAATAATGTTTGTGTTTCAGTTAGTGTTGGTGTTTGTGTTGGTGTTTGTGTCTGCGTTGGTGTGGTAGTTAATGTTTGTGTTGGTGTCGATGTCGGAGTACTAGTTAATGTTTGTGTTTGTGTTTGAGTAGATGTTAATGTTTGTGTTGGTGTTTGTGTTGGTGTTTGTGTCGGAGTACTAGTTAATGTTTGTGTTAGAGTTGGGGTTGGGGTTATTGAAGGAATACAATCAAAAATAGATTTTTCAAGTTCTTGATTTGATGGAATAACGTTACAATTTAATGAGTCAATATAATATTGTCCTGATTTAAAACTAACATTAGGATGTTTATCATATAAATGTCTCATTAATAGTTGATGATTTAAATTACCACCAAATATTGTCAAAAATTGGTCAGAAAATATATTCCCATTTTTAGAAACATTTATATTATAATATAAACTAATATCACTATAATTTAAATCTACAGAAATAACTTCAATTAAATTACCATATTGGTCAATTAAAAAATCTCCATTATCATATGGTTCATCTATTGTTAACGATTTTATTTGTAATTCCTCGGGAAATCTGTCATCAAAATGATAGATACCGTTTTTTATTAAACCAAAATTTTCAATATATTTATTTGTATATACACGTAATTCTGTATTTGGTAAAACTTCAAATATTTCAATATTACCATTTTTTGTTTGACCTGTGATTATATTTTTTTTAACTGAACCTAAACATATTTTATCAGTTACCAATAATTTTGAATATTTGTAAATAAAAGATAAATCACCATAATTACCATTAATAAATTGTTGATTAGTAAGTCCTGAAACAGGTAAATAATTTACAGATAAAATATAATCACCTATTTGTAAATCGTACACTGTTTTTTTATCTATTGTACCACCATATATATACGATTCAATTTCTTCTTTTGTTGTTGAATCATTAATTACAATATTTTGAGGTACAACTAAAACAAAACTATTTTCTTTTAATCCATAATTGTAATTTGAAGTATATTCTACATTAGGTTGTATTGTATAACACACATAATCATCACATAATGTAACACCAGAAATTTTAGATATAGTATTTCCAGTTGTTCCCTGATATGCAATTAATTCGAAAATTTCAATGTGACTTTTTTCATTTGATGTAGTTAATGGATCATATTCCATTTTAGGTTTTAACCCTACTAATTTAAATTTAACTTCATTATTTGCTGCATCAATAATATTGAAATCTATAACATCGTTTTCAGTAATACCTGTTAATTTGAATCTATTATCGTACCCTTCAACTTTTTCAATAAAAATACTACTATTTTCACTATGTCCATTTATAGAATTAGTATATATATAAAATGGCCAGTTATTACCATTTTGAATACTGAATTTTGTTCCAACAATATCAATAAAAATATCTGAAGATAAAAGACAATTTTCAGGTTCTTCACAATATTGTTCACCATCACCACTTAATTGTACACTTAATCTATCTGTTAATTTAATTATTTGATAATCAGTTTCAAATCTATAACTAAAATAATCTTTTACTGAACAATCTTCAATACCGTATTTACAAGATGAAAATTTAATCAATTCAATACCATTTTCACCTATTGTTATAGAATATGTTAACATTGGTAAAGTTTCAACACTATATGTTTGACCCGTTGTTCCTGTAAATGGTCCATAATTTTCATATCCAGACGTATTTCTAGATATTGTCATAGAATTAATTAAATTAATTAACGCCCTCACCCATAAACTTTTTATTTTATTTAAATCAGTATTTAAATAATTTTTATATTCAGAAATTAACGCAATGTTTATCGGATCGTTACTAATCAAATCAGTACTACCTGTCATCGGGAATGGGTTGAATAGTTTAGCACTATTCGTTGTATTTGTTATTCCACTAACAACAACAACCATATCGTCAGTCAACATATCATAATTCGGACCACCAAATATTTTACTATCAATTTCTATTACAGGATAAAACGTAACTCCTGTTAAATTAATTAAACCTCTAAAATTTTCTTCTTCACCAATTAATGTTTCAATATCTTCAATAATTGCAGATTCAAAATCTGGATATACTTCTTCATAAAAATATTTAGGTTGACACCCAAATTTATACTGATATTTAGAACGACCAAATACATTATTTTCAATTAAATTACCACCACTCCATAATGTTGTTGATGGTAATAATTGTTCAATTAATTTAACCCAATATGGACTAATTTTATTCACAAACTCTTGAGAATCAATAAAGGTAAAAGACGTAAATCCAGCCTTTGAAACATAATCTCTGTATATATCTTCAAGAACTATATAATTTTTCTTATACCTTATTATGTGTGAATTTTTCACTTGTTTGTGTATAAAATTATTCACAAATTCAGCAAAAGTAACACCTGTTTGTGGAGGTAAAGTAGCACTACCAAAAGAAATTCCTAAATCTCTCGATTTCCTATATATGTCATAATTTATAGAATTAGACGCAGAAATATGTATTGAAATATTTTTTCTATTAAGAATTAATTTAGAATCACTATCAATATTATGTGCTTTTATATTATCAATTTCAGATTTTAAACCGAAACCCGTATCTAATCCAGGTAATGTTCTGTATATATCAAAATAATCTTCACCATAAGTGTAATCCTTATTTTTTGTTTTAATAATTTTAGTTCTACCTGTTAAATCTGAATTTTCATTATCAATAACTGTTGGTGAACGATGGTCAAGAGTTACATCATACCACCCAGCACCTTTTTCAAAGAAAATATCATCAGATTCACTAAAAGCCCTTCTAGGTAAACCAGTATTTTCATCAACAGGATAACCATATCTACTGAAATTTGTTATACCATTAGTTTCAGATTTTGTATATGAATATGTGGTTGGGTTAAATTCAGCAACATAATATTTTTTTTCACCTGAAATAACATCATAAATGTCTTGTTCTAAATCAAAACTATTAGGAAATGATGTTACTTGGTAAACATATTCATCAATCTTTATTAATGGTTCAGGTGCACCTAAAAATTTTAAAAAAAATTCAATTGAAGATCTGGTTCCTTTAGATTTAAAAATAAAAGATAAATTTACTAACAACCTTTTATAAAATTCATATTCAGATTCTACTAAATTTAATCCTATTGGTGAACCTTCATAAGATGAGATTGATCTAGTATATAAAACATCGTTTAATGTTTTTTCATCAAATAAATTAGTCGTCGAAAAACCTAAATTTTCTGATAAATTTTTTAATAAAATATCAGGTAAATTATTAATCCCATCATAACTTACATTTCTCATATAAGCTATATTATCAATATATTTTTTTACATTATCAAAACTTTGCCCATATAATTGAAAAACATTTTGTGCTCTTTTATCTTCCGTATCAAATTCAAACAATTGAGGGGAGGATAAAAATCTAACCATAATGTTTGATTTATAGTTATCCACTTCATCTGATATTGTTTTTAAATTTTCAACATATGTTTCAAATTCTAAACCTGTAATAGCAATATTCCACCCATCACTAGATAATGGCCAATTATATTCAACATTTTGTAATGTTATACTTGAACCATCATCACTATTTGAAGGTATTTCAAATCTAGAAGAATAAATTGGTACAGTTTCTCTATTCAAAAGAGATTCTTCAATATCATCTAAATCAGAAAAAAAATCTTCAACTATACCATCATTAGGCCGGATTATAAAATTTTTATTATATGATGTTTCTGAATTAAATGGATTTCCATTGACAACTAAGATTATTTCATTAGATGAATTTGATTCAGTATAATTAATTATTGGATAATTTTCATTATTAACTAATATAACATATTTCGTATATGATGAATAAAAATTTCTTATCTCATTTTCTGTAGGTGACTTTATTAAACTATTAGGTGTGATTAATGAAATATCAAATGGATTAAAAATTTTACTTTCTTGAATATAAAAAGTTGTTCTATTTAAACCATAATCATATGTTATATTATATGCAGAATATGAATTATTCGAAATTGGACCAGATGCATTTATTTCAAATCCACTAGGAAATTTATTTATTATTTTAGTTATCGATACTAATAATCTTTCTTTTAATGAACCAAATAAAGATTTATCTGCATTTCTTTTATTTGTTTTAAAACGAATTGAATTTTTTTTATTTTTTTGTCCTGTTGGTTCAATTACATCAATATTTTCTTTTTTATTGATGTCCTCTAAAGTTATAAATTCTGAAAATGGTTCAGACCTAAAAGATTTTTCATCTTTTTCTGGTATAACTTTATCTATTTCAAATACAGTATTAGCAAGCGAAGGACTACCTGTAGTAATTTGTCTTCCAACTAAATTATCATTAAATGTTTCTGACCCATTGGCCGCTTGATTTGGTACTTTTCTATTCGCCATTATTCAGTAATAGTATCAAAATTTAAAGTTTCATCAATATCAGTTCTTTCTTCACGAATTTCATATAAAGTTTCATTTAATTCGTCCTTAACTTCATAAAGATTATACTGTTTATATATATTGTTATTATTATCATAAATCGTATAGATACCTTGAGACACCGCCTTACTTTGATTACCATATAACGCATGAGCTAATGTTGTGGTATCATGTTCAACCATTTCAACTTCAATTGTTGTTGGATTTAAAAAAGTGTTTGTTAATATAATTTTTTGTGAAGGTAATCCAATAAAAGGTACTGTATTAGGTTTATTCGAAGGTGCCGATGATGGTGTTACTGTTAAAAATAAAAAAGATGTGACTTGTTCACTATATTGATATCTTATAGATTTATCACTAGTACTATTTAAATTTGAAACTATAGGTGTACAATAAAACGAAGATGTAACTATTCTATAAAAATTAGGTATTTTTTTATTATCTGAACTGTTTATATATTCAATTCGATAACCTACTAATCCTTGTGATGTAAATTTATTTCTATCTGTTACTGAAACATTACTTAAATCAATAATTAATCCTCTAACAGAAGGTAATGATGCTAAAATACCACAATCAGTTATAGTTGTTCTTATTTGTTTAGGTCTAATATGTATTGTATATACACCTAATTCTGAAAAATCTACTGATGATAATTTTAAATTATATAATCCACCTAATATTTCAACATCCGGCGCGGAAGAATCATCTGTTGTATTCACGTTATGAAAAACAGGTGTTAAAACATCGGATGAATTTAATCTTTTTAATTCTGCGGTTACGTCACTAGTTCTTTCCGGAACATAATGATAATATATTTCAACATCTTCCGGTGAAACATCTGATGGTCTAATTATTCCATATGATCCTTGTGCCATTTTTTTATTTTTTTTATATGTTATTAATAAATATAAATCTTATTGTTTTTTTATGTTAAAATATCCATTACCATATATATTTAATTCACCAATGTTATCTATTTCAGATAATCTTAAAGTTTTTTCTAAAACACCTTGTTTACCTCTTTCAACAAATATATCAGAAAAAATCGTTGGTTCGTCAATAAAACCAATAAAATGTTCATTTCTAGTTAATACAAGATTGATAACATCTTCTTTAGTATAACCTGATGTTGATCCTGTTATTACTGTTATACCATCACTAAAATCTTTATAGAAAAGACCATCTATTGTATAACCACTATATGTTAATCCTGATTCAGTACCTGTTATCACACCAGAATATGTATTTGAACCATAAAGTTTTTTTTCATTAATTCTACTACTACCTATCGAAGCAAAATTAAATGTTGTATTTCCTGTTATATTATTTCTTGTATGATCTAAATTATTTATATAATCTAACGTTTGATTAGTAATAGTTGTAAATGGTATCGTGAAACCACTAAACGTACCCAAAGGATTTGAAATCGTTATATTTGATGGTACTGTTATATTTTTTGATAATTTAAAATCTAACCATGGTGTGTTAAGTGATATTGTGACTATTTTAACACCTGAAGATGAATATGTTTTAGTTACAGAATTTAGTGTTGTTCCAACATGTGATGTAAATGTACTTGTTGTTGAATCACCCCAATCAATTGTAAAATTAATCTCATTAATTTCTGATACTTTACTTGTATCTACTGTGTTATATACTTGTACCGTGTTACCTGATTGAGTGTACGAAAAATTACATACTTGTTCAACTTGATGTATATTTCCATCAAACCCAACCATAACACCCATTTCATCAACTGATGATTCTAAAAATATTGGAATCTCATGACTTCCTATTGCAGTTGATTCACTAATAGAAACCCACGTAGACCCTGACCATACATAATAACCTTGAGGTGGGTTAGTTGATATATTGTATACAAAATCCCCATTTGATGGTGGAAGATTTATTGAATCAGTCCAAGGAACTAAATTATTAAAATTATCATACCAATATTGTCCTGTTAAAGAATGTAATTTAATTTTTGGTATATTTTTTCTTAATAATTTATATGAGTTTTTTTCCATTATAAAAATCTTTCATAAAACACTATCGGGTTATTAGATTGTCCTATTCTATTACCTAAAGAACCATTGAATTCAAAAATTTCATAGGTATAGTTTGTTCTATCTATAATTACTTTATAATATAAATCATTTTCTTCAATTATTATACCGTTAGGTGTTTTTGTTTTATTTGTAAAATCAAATATATTTCCTGTTTTTGAATTATAAAATTTAGCAGTCATATAAAATGTGTTTCCAGTTAAATTAGTTTCATCAAACATTGTGTCATCCATAAACCAAAAAAAATACATATTCTCTTTATTTTTATAATTAGACCCAAAAAAAACAGGAAAAAATATATAATCATTAAATGGAATTGATCCACCATTTGTAGTGCCTGAATAAAAAACTTTTTCACCTAATGGTACAGATAAATTTTTAGAAAAAACTAATCTTCTATTAGAAATATTTGGTGATTCATCATTAGATGTTTTATAAAATTCTAACCTAAAAAAACTTTCACTTAATTGTTTTAACATTAATGCATTTTCTTCTAATGAAATATCCATTAATCTATAATCTTGTTCGTATGTAACACCAGTTATAACTAAATCAACAGGACTTATTGTTTGATAAGAATACTTACCAAAATAAAAATAAAACCATATATCTGATTGACTAAAATTATTAGAATTCATATATGGTTTATGAGAATACCTAATAGTTTCATAATTTTCAGTTGGATTAATAATTTGATATAATATTTCTTTTTCCATTATCTCAGCATTATCTGCCCATCCTAAATCAGTTTTAAATGTTTGTTCACTATTTAAAATTAAATTCTGATCACTATTTTTTCTTAATAATTTCATTTTAACAATTAATTCTTATTATTTTCTTTAAACCATCTTGTTTATTTGTGTATTGTTGTTCATTTCTTAAATAAAAATTAATATCATTTTTAACATAATGAATATTATTCATAAATGGATAATTTGTACCATATCCTTCAGGGTCAATAAATCCATGGTCATAAAGGTCTCTCCATTTCCATAAACCCTCATTTTCAAAATATTTAGCATTTTGTGGTAAACCATATATTTCATTCGTTACTGATGTTTCAATATATGGTGATAGTTCTCTAAGTTTTACTTTATAATGTGGTTGATAATATAACCCCACTTTATTATTAATCGAAACACCTGAATACGTTGATGAATCATCTTGATTATGGTCAAAAACATTTAAAGGTGATGTTAATTTATGAAACGCTTCACTAATAACTCTTTCTTTTAATTCAGATTTGTTGTATTCAATAAACGCACCAATTAATGTGGTACCTGTTGTTATTGTTGAACCAGACGTGAAAGTTATTCCAGATTTAACAAATGTTCCGTATGGAACAGTTGTCTCCATTGAAGTACTACCACTAAAATGATTATCAACCCACGTATCATGAAAATTAAATTTATATCCAACTTTATATGGGTAATCAAAATATCCATTTTTATTTTTAAAAATAATAGATACATAAACATCAGTAGGTAAATAACCTAAATTATTTGTTAAATTTGTTAATGAAAAAGGCGTTTTAAAATCATAAATTAAAGATTCCATTCTATTTCTAAAAACGACTTTATTATTCTCACCAGCACTATTTTTAAAAATCAATTTTTTTTCATCTTCCCAAATAGAAGATTCAAATCCTATATTATCAAGAACAAAACCATCACCCATTGTTAACACTTTATGTTTGTGTACATAATATTCTGATATAGTTTCATTTAATTTATTTTTATTAACACATCGTTTACCTAAAATAACTGTAGATAATGTTTGACCAGTAGGTATTTCAGATTTATTAATTTCTAAAGTATAATTTTCAGAATTAAATAAACCGTCACCAACCGAAATAACCGAAAAGGTTCTACCTGATAACGGTACCGAATTATTTAAAGTACCTCCCGATATCACAATGTATTCACCTTCATTAATTCCATGATAAACAGGACTTGTAAAAATATATGTTTTCTTTGTTTCAGTTACTCTAAATGGTATCCCGTCTTGTGCCGTAAAACTATAAACAGTATTACCCGTTAAAGTGTATTTCATAGGATATGTTGTATCACCATAGTAAACATATGATAAACAAATATTCCAATTATGATATGGTGCAGTTGATTGTGTTATTTCAACATGTTCATTTCCTCCATATACTATTATATTTTGAGTAAAAGCTGAAAGAACAGAAGTTGTTACAGGACTGTTAATTTCTCTTTTTACATCATTTCTTAAGAATGCAAATTCATTATATGGTATATAACCGTCAAAATTAATTGCATCGTCATTTATTAAATAAAGATTTTTTTTCAATGGTTGATATCCCGTAGACCCACTATATAAATTACGGAAAACCATTTTTAATTTTCCGTGAACCTTATAATATGTACTTTCATTTCGTTCTTTAGTAAAAAGAACTGACGTATCTAAAATTGTAGTTCTTTCACCTTCTCTAAGTAAATTTTTAGTTTCATCTAAACTTATTTTTAAATTTAAATCTTCATCTGTTGACCCAAAGAATTTTTTAGATGGTAATATTATTTGTTTCTTTTCCATTATTCAGTTGATGGGAATGCACCTAAAGGTCCAAATCTTTTTATAAATTTATCAACACCTGTATTTCCTGGTCTTAAACCAAAATAAAATAAAAAAGGTGTTGATAAAATTTGTTTATTTCCATTATAATAATTTTCAGTCTTTTTTATTAAAAAATAAATACTGTTATTCCAATTTGTTGTTTCCCATGTTCCCGCACTACCATATCTTGTATATAATATACCTGATGTTGGATTAGATTCTGTACCACCTGTTACCCATAAATAGGTAAATCCAGGATATTGTGTGTTATATGATGTATGATTATCCGTAAAAGTATCTTCAATAACATCAAATTCTAAAAAATTTTCTATTTCATCAGCAGGTATTGTTGATCCTGTTATTGTTAAACCACTAAATGTATATGTGATAGGTGGTAATAAATATTTATCTGATGGGTTATCCGTAACTCCAGTTAAATTATAACCATATGTCATTCCTTGTAATGGTTGGACTTGTATACTACTATAATCCCATGATTGATTATCTTTTGTACCATCATTATATGGACCAAACCCTGTCCCCTTTTTATCCCATAAATAAAAAGGTATTTGTTGTGAAGATTCTGTTAATCTACCCACATCATTTAAACAATATCTTACTTTAGTTCCATCATCATCAAATTGCATGGTAATTGGTAATGGACCCCAAATATTTGTACCCCCAGTAAATACATTTGAATATGTTTCAGGGTCTAAATTTTGATAAGAATACCCTAAGTATTTTTGATTTTGTAAGTTAAATTGTTCAATACCAACTTCATTATTTATTGATATGAGTTGAAGAATATCCCCATCTAATACTTGATTAGTAAAACCATAAAATAAAAAACCAGTGTTATCAAATAAATCATTTATACTAAAACCATCTTTAATTTCAACATCCATTCTATAATTAATAGCTAATCCAAGAAGTTCACCAAAATCTTGAAACGATGTTGGTCCAATTGATCTAACAACAGAGCAACTAGGATCTAACGTTTCATCGGTACAAACTTCTTTAATAAACTCATCTCTTGGTCCTAAATCAACCATTGTAGTTGGGTTACCTAATCTTTTTATATTAGAAAATGTAGTATTACCAACTAAAGTACCTGATGAATTAGCTATAGTTGAACGATAATAAAATCTTTTAACAGATTCACCCGTTGTTGTCTCACTTACTTTATAGTATAGTAAATCTTTACAATAATTTGTTCTGTTAACATTTAATTCTAATAATGATTCGTTTTTCCATCTAACTTTTGATTTGAATTGGAAAAAATATAAAGAACCACTTAACCAATTGTCAATAAAACCATAATTAACTATTCCACCACAAAACAAAAGACCAACTCTTTTCCTTCTTCTATATTCTTTTAATATTTCGAAAATCCTTATTGAATTTTGTGTTCCAGGTATAAAATTGAAAACACCATTACTAAATTCCGTATACGCTTTACCATCAGTATCTGCGGGTGTGTTTGGTGAATATGTTTCACCATCATATGATGTTGGTAATCCGTAATCATCGTTGTTTGACAATCTTGTTGCAACAATGTTAGCACCTAATGGTAATGTTCCTTCAGTATATGGTGTTCTTCCTTCACCAACATAATACGTTTCAACAATACTTTCATTATATGGCACATCATATAATGAACAACCTTCTTCTATTTGTATTGTAGTGTCTTGTTCACTTTCAAATTTATTTTTATCTCTAATATCACAATTATATGTTGTGGTATTATTAAATATACCTTGTGGGTCATTAAATGTTAAAGTATATCCAGTACAAATATTTGAAATATCTAAATATTTTGTTATTTGAAATCCAGTATCACTAGATGAATTTACTGTAGATAATCCAACATTTATTATTGTAGAACCCATAGTGTACGTTAACACATAGTTATTTTGATTATTAACAAAATTTTGAGCTTTATTACACTGAGAAGTACCTGTAATTAATGTTGTACCACTACATATTGGTGAAGCATACTGAATTGTTTCATCATATTGGTCATTATTTACATTTAAAACCCTACCAGTTTCATTACTTGTTCCACTAATTGTTATTGTTCCAACTTTACAATATTTAATATCATCATCTATTTCTCTAGTACCATATTCATTTTCACCATTACATTCTTCACATTCAGGATAGTTTATTAAATATAATTTTCTTTGTGTACTATTTTGAAAACGGTATGCGAATTTTCTTATAACTTTTGATAATGATTTTATTGGAAAAAAATCAACAGCGTCTGATAATCCATGTAAAATATATGATACTGTATTAGTTAAAGAAAATGTAAGTAAATTTATCAAATGTTCAAATAATAATAAAACATCAGAAATTAGTAACTGAAAAGAATAATTTTTAAATCCAAAATTTACTGGTGGTGTTAATGTGTTACTAGAACAATCATTTTCTTCTGTTGGAACTAAATCTTTTAAACCAATAAATTTATTTTTAAATGATGATGATTTAAAATATGAACCTTGAAATGAAGAAACAGTATAAACTTTATTATAGTTTAATCTAAAAAAATAATCCTGTGGGTAATAAAAACCACCATCATTATTTAAAATATAGTTTTCAACTGCGTGTTGTGGATAATCATCGTAATTAGTTGAAAATGAATATGATTTATCTTTAAATGTATCATATTCTCTAATGTTTGGTACTAAATAACTAGCATTACCTCTAACTCTTTCAAGTCCTTCATTCGATAAACTAAATCTAAATCTATAACAAGCAGATGTTGCAATACCTTTGTTTGAATCATTTGTATATTCTTGTTCACCAAATTCATTAGTATAAAGATAATCCATGTTCATCGGAACTGAAAAAATAAATGAACCATCTTCATCAATTTCCCCGTTTAAATCGAAATTTTCAAGTATAGGTCTATACCCATTATCTTTCCTGTTTGTAAATCTAATAGATTCAACTATACCTGTTTTTGTTGTTAAATCACATTTAGTTCCCATCTTCCCTCTTGGAGAACAATTTTTATTAACTGAATTTTTTCCTATATCTGTAAATGTACCACCAATAAGATATGCTTTTGGTTCAATTCTTATTCCCTTATTTGATAAATCAAAATCAGTTCTTGTTATACCAATTTCACATAATTCTTCATTACCCCAAAATGGATATACATCTATTGTTTGGTCGAATGTAACAATTTGTGGTAGTGAGTCAATATCTTCAGATGTTTTAAACGTATATTCATTTTTAAAAGAATCAACACCAATACCTTGACGAATAAAATCATCAGGTCTTAAAGAAAAACAACCAACATCAGAAAGGTCAGTATCAACATGAATTGTTTGTGTCCCAATAGGAACCCCCCAAATCATAAAATCACCAGAGTTATTAGTTTTTACTGTATATTTATAATACTTTTCATAAACTTCTAATATTTCTTCTCTATTTAAAACATCTTTTTGATCAGGAAAAGTTCCAGTTGGTGAATGTCCACCATGTTGTTTTCTTGATGGTAGTAAATTGTACCTATATCCATTTTCGTTTTTATCTGAAATGTCTGTATATGGATATAATTGAGATATAACGGGGTCTTCTTTATCTTCCTCTGTAATGGGTATAAAAATAGAAACTCTAGCGTTAGGTACACCTAAACCATTGTTAACTGAAATTCTACCTACAACAACTCCATAGTCGGAGCACATAGATGTATATATATCTGATTGCGTAAATTTAAGTGATAGAATTTCCAACAAATCAAAATCGTTTTTAAGTTCAACAATAATTTTTTGGTCAAATCCGATCCTTGTTGAAATTCTGTGTTTCTGCATTTATATTTATTTTTATAAAATATATCTATAATTTTTATATTATTAAATATATTTAATTAAAATGTTGTTGATCCCAATACCTTTGTTCTAATTCTTATATTTTGATTTGGAAATCTAATCTGATAAATTTGATTGGATTTCATGAAAATTGTCATATCAGATTGTCTAATTTCTTTTGTTGAATTATCAATATAAGATTGTGAAACTTCAGCACTTGAATATTCACCACCAATTAAATTATATACTCTTGTATTAACAACATTAATTACACCGTTAATTTGTCCTATCGTTCTATTTAAATCACCAATAAATAATGGATCACCCATTTTACGTTTTTCTATACTAAAATAATCAATTATTTCTTGTATTGTGTCTGTGATTATTTCTGTTGCACTATTATTTTTATCTATTGCCAAGTCAACTTCAATTTTAAAATCAATAACTTGTCCACTTTCAATATCAATAAAATCATTTATCATTCGATATTCAGATAAATAATTTAATATGTTATCTTTTAATGTATTAGAAACAACATCGGATAAATTACCATTTTCATCATATGATAATAATTTAATTTTTATTTTATTATCTTCTTCCATTACATTAACTTTTGCCGGTGCTCCATAAGTTGAGGGCATAGTTTCTATTAATGACTTATAATCGTTTAATGTTACCGCTCTATTTTGTGCTGAAAAATTGAAACCAATCATATTTCTAATCTCTTCTATTGCAGGGATATCAGCCCCACCAACTGCGGGTGTAATATTTGTAACAATTAATGATTGTGAAACTTGGGTATTAGTAGATATATTAGGACCATTAATTACAAAATCAACATTATCTATACTTGTAATAACATTAACACCAAGATTAGTGTCTTTACCTCCACCAATTCTATATTTTATAAATAAAGTTGTTCCGACTTTAGGTATCATACCTAATGACATATTATTTAAATAGGTACTTAGATTAACTTTCATCGAACCTGTCATATAATCGTCTAAGTTACTTACTGGGTCAACATTACCACTACCAAAAGTTAAATAAAAATAATTTTCTGGTGTGTATTCTGTGATAAATTTATTTGTTACACTAATGTATTTACCTGCCCTAAAATTATCTCTATCTGAAACACTAGTTGGGTCAGTTATGAATACTTTATCTTGTACTAAAGATTTTACTTCATACCATTTATTTGTAACATCTAAAAATTCTGAATTTGTTGGATTACCCCCAAAAGATGTTCCATCTTTATGAATTACCGATGTAACACCTAAAATATTTTGTTCGGGTAAATAAATTTTTAAAAATGGTTTTTGGTCAACTTCAGTAATTACTTTTCTGAAAATTCTTGTCACTCCATTTATAACTGGTTCTCTTTTTATTATAGTATAAGATATTAGTGTATTATTACCATCAAAATTTGGTATCTTTAATCTATTGGGTTCTCCTTTACTATTGAATGGATTTGAAAAGTCTATGTCTTCTAATGTTTCAAAAGATTGCCCACCACCTGAAACTTGTGCACCTGACTTTATTACTCCCAAATAACTTTCATTCTCTTTATCACCTTTGACAGGTACATTTATTGAAAAATCACATAACGCTACCGATGGTCTATTTCCAGGGATTTTTAATCCATATGTTTTTGCAATATGGAACAATGATTGTCTTTGTTGAGCAAAATCCAATATAGTTTCTTGCCAAACTCTATCAATATGAAAATGTAAATTATCCGCAACCGCAGCATTTAAATCTAATAAAACAGAATAAATAGACGCATCATTAGTATTTTTAACTAAATCTGGATAATATTGTTTGGTTAAATTAACTAATTCTTGTCTTAACCCAGCGAAATCTCTAGTCGCATATGAAATTTTCTTTCCCATATTATATATTGATAATTATAAAATCTGATGAACTAAATGGTTCGTTATTAATGTCATAATCAATTCTAACCTTAGCAGTGTAAGGTTTTGTAGAATTACTTGATACTCTGAATAATCTACTATCACTTTCTTCGCTAACGCTTGAAAGTTCCTCAGTATCTTGATCAGCTTGTACTATTCTTATTTCTGTTATATCTAAATTTGGAATAAATTTTTTAACTGTTGTTCTAATTTCATCCTCAATCATTTGAAATGTAACAGAATCGTTTGGTTCAAAAATATATTCATAGAGTCTTGTACCAAAATCAGGTAAATAATACCTTGTCCCTCTTCTAGTTAATATTAAATGTAACAAATTCGCTCTTATTTCTCTGTCAGGCGTTTCAGTCATATTAAAAAATGTACCTCTTCTACTTTCATTAAAAGGAAAATCTATACCATACGTTTTTGCCATATAAAATATTATATTATTTGTTTATAAATATTATAAAATAAAAAACCCAACTTTAAGTTGGGTTTTAAAATAATTCGTGTTTTGATATTCGCCCCCTGTATTTTCAAAACATAGAAGCTTAAGGTACGCCTTAACGACAGTATAGTACTTTGAGGGAGCCTCCCATATATTTACGAACTACAACCTTCACAATCAAATAATGAATCAGTTGGTTTAATGGGTTCTATTATATTAGTATCATTTTTTATTACAAATGTATTAACACTGGAAGTGTCAATACCTAAACCTTTTAATGGGTCAACCGCTGACCTTGTTCTTAAATAATACATACCCGTTTTTAATCCAAGTTTCCACCCATAGATATGTGCTGCTAATAATTTTTGTTTTGTTACATTATCAATAAATAAATTTAACGATTGTGATTGGTCAATATATACTGAACGATTTGATGCCATCATAAGAATTCGTTTCTGTGACATTTCCCAAACAGTTTTAAATATTTCTTTTATGTCTGTTGGAATTTCAGGTATATTTTGTACTGAACCATTTTCAATAATTAATTTCTTTTTTATATCTTCTGACCATAAATCCTTTTCTAATAACATCTTTATCAAATGTTTATTTATCATTACAAATTCACCACTTAATGTTCTCCTCGTATATAAATTTGTAGTGAATGGTTCAAAAGCCTCATTGTTTCCTAATATTTGTGCAGTGCTCGCTGTCGGCATCGGTGCAACTAAAAGTGAATTTCTAACACCATGTTTTAAAATTTCTTCCCTTAATGATTTCCAATCCCATCTACCACTATTATCTTCGTCTTTTTTATTCCATAATTGGTATTGAAAAATTCCTTCAGATAGTGGAGACCCATTAAATGTTTCATATGAACCATTTTTTTGTGCCAAATCTTTTGAAGATGTTAATGCGGCAAAATAAATTGTTTCAAAAATCTCTATTTGTAGTTTATCCGCTTCATTACTTTCAAATGGTAATGATAATAAACAAAAAACATCAGCTAAACCTTGTACACCAATACCAATAGGTCTATGTCTCATATTAGACCTTTTTGTTTCTTCAGTGGGGTAAAAATTTAAATCAATAACATTATTTAAATTTTTAACTACTTGATATGTGTATTCATATAATAATTCATGATTAAAAACATTATCAGTAATATACTTCGGTAAAGCGATGGATGCTAAATTACAAACGGCCTGTTCTTCTGGTGAACTAAATTCTATTATTTCACTACAATTAAATGTTTTTAATCCTTGTGAAATAAAAATATGTTCGTTATTATAAATTGTTGGGCAATAAACATCTTCTTTTCCTACATAATCAATTGATATAACTTTATAACCTTTTTTTGTATTGTTTCTGTACGTTTTATTTTCTAGTTTAATACCTTTTCTGTCTAAAAAACCCGTGTTTTCATTTAAAACAAGAGCATCGTTTTTATTACCAATAATCAATCTAAAACAATCTTTACATTTAAAGTATTTTTTCCCACCTTTTCCATTTGGTAATAAATTGTACGATTCTTTTCTCAATAACCTAATCGATGTTTGTAAACCTAAATTATTAAATAAAATCTGTAATTCCTTTAAAAAATCAATATTAATATCAGCATATGATATTTGTATAGGATTTCCTTCACTGTTACTAACATGTACTGTACCATCAGTATATAATAATCCCCTTAAATAACTCCATTGTGTTTTTTCATTTGATGACCAAATCCAATTTGGAATGTATCCTTTTTCAAATTTTAAATCTTTTTTAAAAAACTGTGATGTTAATCTTTTCTTTTTAACTGTTGAGAACTTAACTTCGCAATTAATAAATTCACCACCTTTATTTGAATATCTCGGAGTATAATCATATTTTTTATAAAGATTTGAAACTGATTTTTCTATTTCATCTATTAAATCAAAATCATTTTCCCATATATCAAAATAAAGAGTGTTAAGTGATTGTGTCCCATCTGATTGATATAAACCAAGTAAAAAAGCTTCTTCAACCATTTCAACATTACCAAATAATCCTTTTTTTGTTTGAATTGGTATCTTATCACCTATTTTTAAATCTTTACATTCTACACGTGTTATATTATTTCTTAAGTCAATAATAGGTATACCGTGATATGGTGTTACTTTATGTTCCATACCATTTTCTAATGTTATTTTATACACATCTTCATTTTCCCCACGTTTAATCATTTTAGATGATTTAACGATTTCAGAATCATTAAAAAGTTCCAATTCTTCATCCATTTCATGAAGTTCTTTCGCTGTTAAATATCCTTTTGTTGTTACTACTCTTTGGTCACCAGTTATACAAAGATTTGAAGATTTAATCGTGCCAAGATTTTTTTGATTTGATTTATAATTTGCCGCGTCCTTATATAACATATATGGTGTACCAGTTTCTATTTGTGCAGTTAAAATTGCGTCCATTAATTTTCTAGCCTTAACCACTTTTCTTGCTCTTCCTTCTTTTTCATACTTCTCATACAATTCTGTAAATTCTTGTGTAAACTTATATGGGTCATCATAAACATCAGATAATCCTGGTGCTTCGTCAGGTGAAAATAATGACCAATCTCCATCTTCTTCTACACGTTTCATAAACAAATTAGGAGTCCACATTGCTAAAAATAAATCTCTTGCTCTTAATTCTTCTTTCCCATGATTTTTCCTTAAATCAATGAATTCAAAAATATCTGAATGCCATGGTTCAAGATAAACAGCAAAAGAACCTTTTCTCTTCCCTCCATTATGAACTAAACAAGACGTTAAAGTATATGAAGGATCTTCGTCATTTTCTTTTATTTTTAAATCGTAAACTTTACCATCGTAATTGTCTAACATTTTTACACTTGTAATTCTAGTGTAAAGAATATTATCCCATATTATCCAATTTTTTTTGGTTATTTCTTCAACATTTAATAAAGTTGCAAGTTCATTAAATGAAGGTATTCTTAAATCACAAGACAGTGTAAATTCTTGTGTACAACCATTTTCTTTTAAATAAACACTACTATTTTCTCTATTACTCCATTTACCATATGTTGGTACACCAAATCTAAGTATTTGATAGGATATATCTTCAATTAAAGATTCACTAGTATTATAGAAATGAATTTCATTTTTTCTATAAACACCACCGTCCGATTTAATTAAACCTAAAATTATTTTTATTGATTTTTTTAATGGTAAATGTGAATATTTTTTATGTATTCTTTTTTTCTTCTTATCATCATAAAGTTGTTCATATGATAACCAAGATAATTTAGATAAAGAGAATCTAATAGAAAGATATGGTTTATCACTTATAGTGTATTCCCAAAAATTTATATCTTTTTTAGATAGATATTTTTTAACAAAATCAACTTCTTTATCATTTGTTAATTTATTGAATGATATCCCCACTTCATTTTTAGAAATATGTCCATCACCTAATAATAATCCATAAATAAATGCGTCATCTTCTGTAAAATCATCAACATCAATAATTTCTTTTGGTATTGGTTTACCAATAAAATCACCAACTTTATATTCTCCACTATCTATCCAATCAGGTGAAACTATTCCCTTTTCTAATTGATTAAGGTAATCACTATTTTCTCTAGAAATCCTATTATAGGTATTTTTAAAACCAAATAGTGGATGTCCATCTGTTAAGATTAATGGTTTTAATGATGATTTTGTTTCAATTTCAATCATGCCACCATTTTGTTGATAACAAAAAACTTCTCCAACTTCAGAATATTTTCTTTCTTTAGTTAAAACTAAATCACCACTTTTAATTTCATCTATTCTTTTTATACCTTCACTGGTGTATAATAATGTTTCAGGAGAAAAACACTGGTTGATCCAACGAGCAACTTCATTATATGTCTTCATCATTGGAATAAGTCCGTCAGATTCACCACCAGTCCCTTTTATGTAAGAACCTTTACCTCTAACATCATGAACATGTAATCCAATACCACCAGCCCATTTTGATATTTTTGCAACATCTTTTATAGTGTCAAATAAATTATCGATATCATCACCTTTATTTGCAACTAAAAAACAAGAAGACATCTGAGGTCTTACTGTTCCTGCGTTAAATAATGTCGGTGTTGCGTGAGTATAGTATTGTAATGAAAGGTCATCATATATTTTAAGTGCCATTTCTATATCTCCATTACATATCCCTACGGCAACTCTCATATACATATATTGTGGTCTTTCAACTATTTTTGAACCGTTTTTTAAAAGATATGAACGTTCAAGTGTTTTAATACCAAAATAATCAAAATCAAAATCTCTATCTTGTTTAATTGTATTATCTAATATTTCTTTATTTTGAATAACAAATTGATAAACATCATTTGCAATTAATGACGTTTCTTTACCTGTTTTTGATTCAACAAACGAATATAATTCTTTAATAGATTGTGAGAATTTTTTTGGTGTTGTTTTATGTAAATTAGACACTGCTAACCTTCCCGCTAATTTTGCGTAATCAGGATGTGTTGTCACAAGTGAAGCGGCAGTTTCTGCTGCTAACGTATCTAATTCATTTGTAGTAATACCATCATATATCCCTTGTGTTACTTTTAAAGTAATTAATGTTGGATCAATATATTCTTTATCTAAATCATCACAAAAATATTGTATTCTCTTTGTAATTTTATCATATCTCATTTCCTCTAAGGAACCGTCTCTTTTTTTTACCTTCATTTTTTATTAAAATTCTATATCGTCAATATTATTTATGTCATCAATTGAACTATTAGTCATAATTCCCGCTTTTTGATATTCGGCAACTCTTTTTTCAAAAAAGTTAGTTTTACCTTGAATAGCAATATTCTCCATAAAATCAAATGGATTTGCAGTGTTATAAACTTTAGATACGCCTAAAGAAACTAATAATCTGTCAGTAACAAATTCTAAATATTGTGACATTAATTTTGAATTCATACCAATAAGACTAACAGGTAAAGATTCAAGAATAAATTCTTTTTCAATTTCTAATGCTCCACATATAACTTCTTTAATTCTTTCATCCGTTAATTTATTAGTTATATGGTTCATATATAAATGACAAGCAAAATCACAATGCATACCTTCATCCCTTGAAATAAGTTCATTGGAAAAAGTTAAACCAGGCATTAATCCTCGTTTTTTTAACCAAAAAATAGAACAAAAAGAACCTGAAAAAAATATACCTTCAACTGCGGCAAATGCAACTAATCTTTCAACAAATGATTCAGAATTAATCCATTTTATTGCCCAATCAGCTTTCTTCTTAACAGATGGTATTGTATCAACCGCATTAAACAAATGATTTTGTTCTACTTTATCTTTTATGTATGTGTCAATTAATAATGAATACGTTTCACTTTGACTAGTTAAAATACCGTTAAATACCCCCGCATGTTCTTTTGGTTCGTTAAAACAATATGTCATTTCTTCAATATTTTCATCACTAATAGATTCTATTCTTATTAATTTTCTTTTTTCTTTAATTTTGGATTTACTTAATAAATTTAACCTTTTTGTATTTAATCCAAGATTTAGTAATTTATTTACAGACGACGTTGTTATGTATAAACAGTATGTTGGTTGTGTTGGATAGTTTTCGTACCCACCTTTACCATTTGGTAAATAAGACGTACCTTCTTCTTTAGTTAATTTTAAATTTGATTTAATACCTAATGTGGTTAATAATAATTTAACTTCTTTTATAAAATCTAAATTAATAGAAGTATACTGTATTGATGTAGCGGTTTTTGATTTATTCAAATTTATACATCCATCTGCGTCAAATAAACCACTCAACCATTCTAATTTAGTTTTTGTTGAAAAATTAGTTGGTACAAAATATTTCTCTTTATTTATTTTATCTGTTAAATAAAATTTAAATTTATCTTTATTATCATTTTCTTTTACATTAAAATATTCAAATAATTTTTCTTTATCACCATATAGTTTTAAGTAGGGGTATCCATTACTATATGACCCATCACCACAAAAGAAACCATGTATATATGGGTTAATGAATATTTCAGGATCAACCACATCAATTAATGGTAAATCAAAATCATGAACAACATCACCAATTTGTAGATTTTTTGTTTCAATTAATTCTCTCTTTGTTCTTTCGGGATGTAATTGATTCCCTGTCCTAATAAACCATTTATGCCCATCAGTACATCTAATAGTAGTCCCGTCACTTAATTTAACACTGTAAATTTTTTGGACCCCTGTTTCTTCAATTAGTACTTCAGAAAATTGTTTTCCATTCCATACATTAACTTTATTATTAACTAAATTACCAATTTCAATTTGACCTTTATCTGTCAATATTTTAGTTTCTTTTGATACGCAATGTATGTTTTCCATCATTATTTGAAAACCATAAAAGAACTTTGCTTCTGTATATTGTACTTCATTAACAAAATTCATTGCTAAATTTTCATTTACAATACCATCTGATGCTGCAAAAAACGCTAATACGTTTTTAACGAAATATTTTTCATCATCGTTTAATTTATTTTCCCAATCAGTAATATCTTGACCTAAATCAATCTCTTCAGCGGTCCAAAAACACGCTTCTTGTTGTTTATAGTAGTTCCAAATATCGTTATGTTCGATAGGAAAAAGGACAAAACGTCCCTTGTTTTCTTCTAAAATTTTTTCAATCATTTTAATATATTTTTTAATTACGGTTTAACATTTCTTGTCTTTGTTTAAAGACCTCTACTGCCCTATTCATGTTAGTTTTTACTTGTTCTTCTTTGTGTCCAAGTAATGTTGTCTGTGTTTCTGTATCTATTTCAAGTAATTTATTATCAAATTTACAATTATTCCATATAACACCATCTTGTCCAATACGTGACTTTAACAAAGTTAACGTAGCTAAATTGTGTTCTTTTTGTTCCATTGTTTTACCGATAGACAAAACGATATGACCAATTTGTGCCTTTTTTATAGAACCTCCCATTTGATTAGTTGTAACAACTTCAGAAGAAATTGAATTTCTATTTCCTTGTGTTGCCGTCCATATTGCAATATTAAATTCACTTGTCATTGATTCTAAACTCCTCATTACCGATCCCTCACCTTTCCATTCTTCGTTATAATTTGTTTTTTCAGGTACAATACAATCAACATAATCTATAACTAATAGATCAACCTTTTTACCATCAGAAATGTGTTTTCTAATTCTAGATTTAATATCGGAAATAGTTACTGAATCACTTGGTAATTTTAATAAACTTAGTGAACCTTTACTTCTTTTTTTAACTCCATTAATCATTTCTTTCACTTCTTCCCTTCTATGAGATTGTTCATCAGGTTCAATACCCGACCAAATGGTAAAATGTTTCCTTTTTATATTTACTTGATTATCTTCAAAAAATATTTGTAAAACATGAAAATCATGATTATACGCTGAATTAGAGAACTTAGTTAACATACTAGTTTTCCCAACTCCTGTTGGTGCCAGTACTATTCCAAGTTCACCCCTACCTATACCACCTTTTAACATGTTATCAACACCACTAATACCTGTTGGTAAGGTTTCTCTATTAGTACCATCTAAAGCGGTATCTATATCATCAAATATATCAGTTGATTCTTCTACAGGTAAACCAACTTGTAATGCTTTTTGTATGATATTTTCAATGGTAGGATATTCATGAAATTTACCGTTATCAATTATTGAATTTATTTTTTTTAATTCCTTTTTTAAATTCTGTTGTTTACAAAAATTTAATGCCTCATCTTTAACTATTTCAGTTTCTTCTTTATTATTTTTAATACCTTCTAAAGTATCTAAATGAATTCTACCATTTTCTATAGAATTAAATTCAGAAGTCATCTTTAATGATAATGATTCAAAATTTGGTGTTTTAGAATACTTTGTATAATATTCTTTAATATTTTCACAAATGAATCTAAATGAAACATTGTCGAAATATTTACTCTCAATTACATCTATTATTTGTTCACCATACTTTTTATCCTCTATAATCGCTCTTAATAAAGATTGTTGAAATAATGTACCAAGAGTACCAAAATTTTTGTCGTTCATTTTATTTTTTTTAAAGTTCGTAATTTAAATATGTTGTTTCCAGTTCTCTTGAAGATAATATATCTGTAAGGTCAGTTAAATATCTTTTTAGATATGGTCGAATATCCACGGTATATCTTACTTTTGGATGGAGAAAATAAGCAGGAAATATTCTCTGAATAAATACGTCCTCATTTATTTTAATCTCAAGTAAAAAGTTCTCCTTGTCCCTATTTTCTGTTTCTTCCACATTTTCTAAACCACCATAATATTCGTAGTTTTCATATAGAAAATCAGAACTTTTTATTACCAAATGTTCAGATATTTCTTCACAAATATTTTTTACATATTCGTGTAAATCCATCGATCTTAATGCTTTTGGATTGTAATCTTTTACATTAAAGTATCTTTGTACGACGATATTTCCTTCTAAACTTAAAAGGAACTCAAATTTAGTTAAATCTTGATTATTCATGTGTTTTTATTTTTATTATTTTTTTATTTTTTTCTTTTCGTATTAATCTTAGAAATGGATTTAAAAAATTAACCCACGCATCATCAGATTTTGCTAATAAAAGATGTAACCCATCTTCCATCATCATTTTCATTGTGTTTTTATAAGACCTACCTTCAGGATCTAATAAATCATTTACTAATACCATAATATTTTCTTTTGCTTCTTCGGTTAAAAATGGTTCATCTAAACTAACTATTTTTTGGTTTAATAAAAAAAATTCTTCACCTAAAACACCATATTTTGTAACACCAGTTAGTAAATTTGTTACAAAAGTACTGTTTTGTTTTTTTGAATTAAACAGTTCATTAAATCTATTTTTAATGAAATCTAAAGATATAATTTCGGTTTTTAACTCAGGCACAACAGAAAGTAATCTTTTTATACCTAAATTTTTTATTCCCGCAATATTGTCTGAAGGATCACCACATAGTATTTTTATTATTTTAATATTCTCTACCCTGATTTGTTCGTGATTATAAACAAACGTATCTTTTAAATTATACATCTTACTATGTGATGGATTAAACAATCTAGTATTTTCTGAAACTAATTGAGTTAAATCACCATCTGATGAAAATATTGTTATATTCTCGTTTTTAGAATTTTGAGAATAATAAGCTATTGCGTCATCTGTTTCACAAAAATCGTACTCTCCTTGACGAACAAATAGTTCTTCTAAGTATTGTTTAACTCTATTTCTTTGTTGTTCATATGATTGTATTTGTTCTTCAGTTTTGATATTACTCTTCCTGTTTTCTTTATACTGATGGTAATATTTTTTACGTGATAATGAACCTTCTTTACCATCCCAAAAAACAACAACTTTATCTAATTTGTAAATTTCAATACCTTTACGAAGGGTATTCACAAAGTGATATAAAGCACCAATGTGATTACCCTTGTAAAAATGGTTTTTAAGTCCATAAAAACCTATAGTTAATAAATTATCCCCGTCAACTAATAAAACATTAGACATTAATCATTATTAAAATTGTTTAACAATCATTCTTCGTTTTCTCCTTCAGGAATAGGTTCAAATTTAATTTCTGAAATACTAGTAACTGGTTCACCAAATAATCGACTTACATAATCGATATGGTCTTTAATATAAGTTTCCTTAGATAGCTTTTCTTCTGCAGGTTCTCTCATCCTCATGAATCCATGTGGTGTAACCATAATTTTACCGTCACCAAATTGAATACCATTAACATGGTTTTTCATTACAGTAATTTTACTTCTAACAGCTATCGTAATTGTTCGTTTATTTCTAGTAATTGGTATTTTTGTTGTTCCCGCGTTTTTCTCATTACCAAATCTAAATACTAATGTTGAATTTAACCAAACGGATTCACCACCTTTAGCCTTTATTTTTGGTTGTTCATACGGATTACTAGGTAATTCAACCCATGGTTGATTAATAATAATTAAAGTGTTTGTATGTGGTTTATCGGCTCTTCTTGACCCTGATATTCTTTGGTTAATACCCATACCAATTTTATCTGATAAAACAGATGCATTGTGTTGTTTACCTCCTTTACCTTCCCAAGTCATTTTACAAGGAACAGAACCAACAGAATCCCAAAGAAATAATAAATCGTAAGGTATTTCACCTTTTTCTTGGTCATCAATCATTTCATTAATAAAATCAGTGATTTGTTCAATATATTCAAAATCATTTCTGAAAATAAAATCTCCATTAAACGTAACTTCACCTGTTTCAGTATTCACTTCTTCTCTTACAGGTAAACCCATAATACTTGCATGTTCAAACGCAAATTTTTGTTCAGTAATAATGAAAACAGGTAAAATACCTTTTTTAACCGCATCTGCAGCTGCAGATAATAATGCCGTTGTTTTACCAGTATCTGAATGACCTATAAACATATTGATATGACCTATTGCTGGACCAGGTAATCCAGTTGCATCTAAAAAAGCATCACCCAAATCTAAAAACCTATCTGGTTTATAGGTCATTTTACTAGAATACTTATTTGTTATATTTGAAATTGAAAAATCTTTTTTCTTGATTGCCATGATACTTTAGTTAATTAAAATCTCGAGGACAATATCGTCCTCGAGTATATATATGTAAAAAATCGAAAAATTCTACTTAAAATGGTAAATCATCGTCATCAGAAATGACATCTTCTTGAAGATCAAGAATCGGTTCGTGTTGTACAGTATTAATAATGTTCTCGTCAGAAGATGATACAAACTTTTTATTAACCGAATCCCATTTTGGAACTTCACCTTTAGCTACCATTTCAAGATATTCTTCAGGTTTTTTTGAATAAACATCTTCCCATGTTAATTCATCAATTACCCAAGAATTTGAAATAACACTATCAGTATGTAGTGGTGTTGCATCATCTGGAATGATAGATGTGATTGTTGTGTAATCTTTACCATTACCCGATTTTGTAACCCCTAGTGTGATAATTAAATCTCTACCTTGATTAATATCTGTAATGTCCCCTTTGTTTTTAAATAAAGGTAATAATTTATCAAAAACACCTTCGTTCTTGTAATTATTTTTAAATCTCCAAAACTTTACACCATGACTTTCATTTTCTCTATCGATAACTTTTACGATGAAAAATTTTCTTGATCTGTAATCTCTAGCAAGTGTTTTGTCTGATTCTAATCCAGACATCATAAGTGCGTCGTAAACTTCATTTAGTGGTGAACGTTTTCCCTCTTGTTTCGGATCATATAATTTTAACCAATTACCATCCACCAAAACTTCATGGAAAAAAACTTCAACAAAAGGACTTTCTCCGTTTGCTGTCGGTAAAATCCTAATCTTTTTTTCTCCTGATGTTACACCCTTTGGTAAAATAGGTGCAAAATACTTTTGTAGTCTTTCCTCTTGAGGAATTTTGTTTGAGTTGCCGCTTGCGGCCTTGTTGTTTTTTTCGTACTGTTGAAGTACTGCATTTAATGTAGACATATTTAAAAAATTTTAATTAAAAAATCATACTGCAATTATAAGAAAAAAAAACCAAATTACAAAATTTGGTTTTAATTATTTTTCTTTAAAATTGTTTTTCTTTGTCATTCTAAACTTAGAAGGTAAATAAGTTGATTTAATGTACTCATCATTTCATCCCTTATGTTTAGTAAATCACTATCTTTCTCAGGTTCTAAATCATTAGAAAACTCGATTAACGCATCTATACATACTGAAATCATATTTTTTGGATCCATTTCAGACAAATTAATTAATTTTATTTCATTATTTTCATCGTCTAATGTAAACCTACCATATTTTCCCATGGACACTTCAACAAAAGTATCTATTAAACCACCTAATTTATCGTATGTATCTCCAAAAGCTAAATGTCTCGATAACCCTTTAGTTTGCCAATGGTTTATTTTTAATTGGGTGTGTAACCCTAATAAAAAATTTACTTTAGAACTTAAATTCATCGTCATAATCTTGTTTGTTAAAAGTATCTCTTATGGTTTCTTGAGAATAATTCTCAATGTCATTTTTTGTTAAAATATATTCATTTTTTCCTGATGACCTCATTTGATCTTGTTTCTGTGTAAAAAATTCTTGTGGATTTTGATTAAATGGATACGAATCTAAAGAACGCATTTGTAATCTTTCTTGTGGTGTAGGTTCTTTCACTTGTTCAATTTTAGCACCTAATTCATCAATCTTAGTTATGATATTATTCATACTAGCTAATTTGGATTCTAAATCATTCAATTTTGTGAATACATCATCCATTTTACCAATGACATCTTTATTCTCACCTTTAGTATTTTCAATATCTGTTTTAATAGATTTAGTCATATTTACTAAATCTGTTATATCTATTTCTTCAGTATTTGATATATCTGGTGGTGCGACTTCATCACCAGTTGGTGGTGCAACACTTGCATCACCAGGTAATGATCCGGTATCTGTCGGTAATTCACCGGTATCGGTTGGTAACCCTTCAGCATCAGGTGCCGGTAATTCTTGCTCTTTCATAAGTTTTCTAGCGTACTTATTGATTTCATTAAATCTAGCAACTTCTTCTAATAATTTTTTTTCTAATTTCATAATATTAATCTTGTAATAATTGTCTTCCGTCTTCTGTTATGAATTTTTTATTAATTCTTTCAACAATACCATCTTTACTTGTGATAACATAACATTCACCTGTCTGTAAATCACACTCTTCTCTTTCCATGTTATTTCTATATACTTTTTTAGTATTACTGTTTGACATGTACTTATCCAAAGTTTTATTTATTTTTTCGTTTTCCATATTTTTTTATATATAAATATCATTCAAGAATAAAAAAATTAAGACATTCTAAAATAGATAACTTCACCATCATTAATTTTTAAGTCCGACATTAATTTTGGTGACATACCCATACCATAATTATTTAGTCTTGGTCCAACAGAAATTGGTCCTTGAACTTTTATATCACCAATAGAACGGTCTAATTGATATTCTGGTTCTAATATTAGTGTTTTATTATTTAATGGGTTTTTAAATTCTGTTTTTATTAGTCTAATATTTTCAGCGTTTGCTACATTTAATTGGAATTTTACATTATAAAATCTCATGTCAGAATTATTTACATCTGACCATAGTACACCTGTTGCGATATTCATCAATGTATTTTCTTCTACTGGATAATTAACACCACCCATTTTCACTACGATTGTCCTTAACCATGTTCCATCATTATCAACTTTTTGTACTGATAACTCATTATCATAACCATTGTAAGGTACACCAAATTCTGTAATACCTACTTTCGGTGTAGTTTTGGTTATTTCTTCACCAGGAATTTTAACATCCCCTAAATTGGTTAAATATACATTACCATCATATTCTACTGAAGTGGTTTTTAGATTTGTTTCTGTTTGTTGTTTTAATATTGCCTTTGCCCTATTAGAAATTTTATCAAATAATACTCGATAACTAGCAACAAAAGAATCTTTTGGATCTGGTAATGATGTATAAGGGATTCTAGTTCCAACAAAGTTTGTTGTAATTACATTGTTTTTTATACTATGATTAACCTCACTAATATAATATGATCCCTTAAACATTGGAATATTTTTTAAATAAAAATACATTGTGGGTTGAATCATGACATTACCCATACATGATACGTCACATTTATAAGATGCTTGTTTATAATAATCAAATAAACCAATATCAACATTATATGTACCTGCGCCAGATTCAGATCTAGCTAAGTTTTCTAAAACAACATACGATTCTGACGTATTTTTTAGTGACGTTTGGTCTAATGTAACACCTTTAAATATTCCTTGATTTTGGTCACCAAAACTAACTTCAAAAGCAACAACTTTATTTGATTTACTCAAATCGTTAGTTGAAAAACTTTCTAAACATGTGGTGATTAATGGGTTATTATTTACACTACCAATATAAAAACTATCATCAGAAAATTTATAATCTTTACTATATGATAAATCAAGACTTTTAGATGTATTACCGACTAATTGAAGTATAATTTTAGGTGATGATTCTTGATAGTCAACTTCTAAAAAAGTACCAAATAGATTATTAGCGATAGTTTTGGATGGTAAAATTTTACTTTTATTTTTTAAATTAGTACCATAGAAATTCACATAAGAAGGTAATGCCCTCATATCTAAACCAGTACCTTGTATTAAAATAGAAATTGCAGAATATAAATTAATCTTAACATTTTTAGGGTCTAATAAATGAGTTATTTTATCGATGTTCAAATAAAACTTATCCCCAATATCTCTATTTGATTTATCTAAAATTAAAAACTCTTCTAATAAAAGTCTTTGTCCTATAGAATTCCCTGACGACCATTTATCATTAAATGATTTAAATGTATTATATAATTCAAGTTTTGTTTGGTCAGTATTATAACCTCTATATAAATTTACATAATTATCTTTTATTTTTAATGATTCATTTTTATATGAACTTAGTTTTTTAAATAACAGATTAATAAAATATTCTAATCTTCTTTCAGCCCCTGTAGCATAAATTCCATTACCACTACCACTAAATATTGATGTCTGTAAATACTGTTTAAACGCCACATTAGTATTGACTCCACCTGATTTAACATAACCAGCATAAATTTGTACCATAGGTCGATACAATATAATATTTTCCTCATTTAATTTAATATTATTAGTAATGAAAAAATTATTATAATAACCATCAATATCTTCACCAATATAAAGTTTTATGAAATTTTGATTACCTATTGTATTGTCAGTTGAATCATAAGTTGATTCGTTAAAGAGTGATAACGTTTTTTTATAATTAAAAACTTCAGGTTGTGCTATTCCATAAAAAGTGTATGGATCTATTTCTTTTGGATTAGCAACCGTAAATTTAATTAAATTTTGATTATTAAGAATATTTGATGTGATATATTCCGATTTAATCGTTTGTTTTTGTTTTATTAAAGTGAGTAATGGGTCACCAGTAATTGTGGTATTCGTATCTTTATCTATTGTACATATATCTTTTAATAAATCTTGAAATTTTGGATAATTTACATTTAAAAATTTTTGATACGGAATTTCATAGTTACCATTTTCAGAAGCAAAATCTAAAAACATTTCTTCAAATGATTCTAAAATTTTTGGATTAAATGTCCCAATTAAATCAATAACTTTCCTATAATTTGAATCAATAGAAAAAACATTATCAGTGGTAGAATTTGGAACATAATTTCTTGGATATTCAGAATAAGACGCGAATGTTTTTCCCGAAAACTCTGAAGTTATAAATTCATCACCCCAAAAGATTCTAATATTATATTGTTCAGCAAATGGAAATAATTCGTTATTCTTATTTTTTAAATCATTATTATTAAAACCATTAGAAGGTAATAAAGTATAATAATTTTGTGTTGAATTATATTCTGAATTATCAACATATACTGTCCAATAATTATTATTCTTTACTTCTTTTTTATGTATTATTTTATTTGAAACTGTTTGAGCACTGTATGATGTGTTTCCTGAACTTACATTATAATGAGCATACCCATTTACTATTTGATGAAAGATAGCTTGGTAAAATGGGTTAATGCCCACATTAGTATCGTGTGTTACTGTTGTTGAATTTATTGTAAATGATGTATATGTTGTACCAGTATAATCCCCATCAAAAAATGTTGTACCTGTTATAGGTTGTGTTATATTATTTAAATTCAAAAAACCATCTAAAATATCTACATTATTATTTATTTTATTTTTATAACGATGATAAATTGACCCCCATTTTAACATTAAATGATATGGTATAAAATGTGTGGATGATATTTCTCTAAACAATGATGACATTAATATAGACCTACCATTAAATGTTATATTGTCTTCCAAATCAAGAAAGGGTAAAGAATTTAATAACAGATAAGCTGATCCACTATATTTACCTTCGTCTTTTTTATTAATAAAGTCAGTATAAAGTTGTTTATGGAAATATGGTGTATTTAAAATGTTTATGTTATCATTTCCATTTTTAATACCATGTAAAAACATATTTTTTACATATGAGGGTTTAACCCATGATTCTGAATTAACAGGTGAACATATGAAACCTTGATTTGGATTCACGGTTAAAATACCATTAAAAATAAAATTGTTATCAGTAAATGATGAAACGTCTAAGTAATCTAAATATAAATCTGAATTAAATGGGTATATATTTTTTCTATACGGTTCTGGAACATATCTCAATAATTCTGAATTTAATTCATCTTTCTTAAATGAATTTGATGATTTTGAAATGTCACTATATTTTTCGAAATAAAATGGATATTCAATAATGTCTTTCAGATAGGATATGGTTGGTAAATTATCTCTAAAATACTGAAACCTATCATTTGGTGATGAATCTACAATAAACCCATTTAATATTTTATTATCTACTGAAATAGAAATTAATGAGTCTATTGTTGTTAATTTTTTCATTAGTTGAATCAAATCTATATTTCCATCAATAGATTCTATAATATTTTCATATTCTTCATCAACTAAGTACCTTAAAAAGGTATTATTAAAAGAATCAAATAATGTTATATATTTTGATCTTTCATATATTTCATAAATAAATGATGAAAATGTTTTATCAACGTATGGTAAATTTTTATTTACTACATCAATACCACTTATATCATCAATTTTATTCACATCAAAATCACTCTCAAATATATAGTTGATATCATTAGTCGTTGGTTCGTTTTTAACATTAGTATCAATTCTGTTGGTGACTATTTTCATAAACTCTTCAACAAAATCAACTTCAGGCCATATATTTTTATCATTTGATTTTAATTTTTCGATTAAGTCTCCTTCTCCAGGGTATGCTAATACATTTTGTTTACACCCTACATTTGGTCTTTTTACTTCCGGCCATGGATATATTGGTAATGTATTTTTACTTTGTTCATTAGTGAGACCATATAATAAATTTGATCTAACATTTCCATTATCAAAAGACCTATTATGGACATCTTTCATTAACCTAATATACACATCAGCGTTTGCTAAAATAACAGCTAATATGTTACGAATAGTCGGTTCAAAACCAAATCCTTTAGATGGGTCTTTGATGATTTCATTCATTTTTAATTCAACTTCATTTTGAAGTTTATTTTTTTGTTCATCAAACGATTGTCTAACTTTATAGATGTCATTAATTAAATTATCAATACCAACAATCACTTTATTAGTTGAATCCTTCTCATGATAATCTTTAATTGATTTAACACTTTTTAATGTCACTTTTTTAAAATCTGAATTTGTTTTATTTGAAAAACTATTAACAGTTTCTAATAATTTTGTTATTTGTTCAGTTCCGTTAATGATTAATTTTTCTAACGAACCATTTTTATTTTTATCAATTATCGTCTCTAATTTTGTTTTATCAGAACCAACAATATAGTACCAATTTTCAGACACAGTACTATTGTTTTGTAAAACTTTTGTTTTAGTTATATATTCTTTAGTTAAATTTTTAGAAGCCCAAGCTTTTATTACATTTCCAAAATTTTCAATTTCTTTTTCTAAATCTTTAACACCAGATAAAACTTTCATATCCACAACATTTTTAAAAATTTCTTTTTCTAAAATTTTATCTAATGATTCTGCAATATATCCTAACTCTTTTAAAGTTTTAACTGGCATATCTTTTGGTACTAAGTTTTTTTGTTTGTATTCATTAAAAATTGATGTTAATATAGAATAACCTTTCGACCCTTTTGAAACATATTTTTCGTATCTGCCTGTGGATTCATTAAATTTTTTGTTTTCAACTTTTTCATTTAAAAACATATATGGTGAATTAACCAACTGAGATAATGTTATATCACTTAGAAAAGCATACGTTGACCCAACAAAAGTTGTTGTTACCTCAAAATTACCATTTGAATCGTTAAATCTAGTACTAAATTTAATCATATGTAAACGATACCTAATCGCTTTACCATAAAATCCTTTTACTGTTAAATAAAAAATCGGCCAAGGTAAATGAAAAAATGCTTTATATGGTGAATTAGACGCTGATTCAAATAATACTTTACCTCTAACATCAACAAAATTGATAGTTACTTGTGGTATGAAATTTGCACCTTTTATATTAATACTTATTGAATCTATACCAAAGTTTTGACCAGATTTATCTGATAAAAAATAATCATCATTATCTTTTGTTGAATTATTTAATTGAGGGATACCAACAAAAGAATCAGTATATGACGTATCAAAATCACCATCACCTGTTTGTGATCTTAAAAAATTAAGATTACCTTTTGCTATGTTTGTTAAAGTTGAACCTTGGTCTTTTGACACAAGAATAGATCTTGGTACTAAATCAGCTTCTAAATTAACATACATAACCAAATTTTCTTGTTTTAAATTTCTTGGTTGTACGTTACCATCATTATCTACTATACTATTTGGGTCAATGTAAATTAAATTATTTTGGTCTACTTTTACTAATATATTTTCATCACTATTTAAATTGTTATTCGCCATAATATAAATTGTATAATTCTATGTTTCTATTATAATCTTGTAATGTTGTGATTAATGGAAAAGGTATTCTTAATAAAGAATTATTTGGTATCATGAACTCTACACTACCAACAAACGGATTTGCAGATAATATTAACCAACCAAATGTTGGTGTGTTATAATATTCTTGTGATATTTTATCTAATCTATCTTTTCCTTTTTTATATAAAAAAAATTTATCTGTTGTCTTAATAGGTATTTCGATTCCAGGTACTATCTTGAATTCACCATTTTCAACAAAAAATTGATATCTATTAAAATATTCTCTTGCCATTATTTTTTAGTTTTATAAAAATTTAGTTTAGTTGTCACTTCAAAAGAATCTGAATTTATTTTCTTAATCTCTTCTTTTATATTCTCATTTGTATCTGTAGATTCTGTTATCTTAAACTTTATCCCATTAGAATTTTTTCTCTGAGGAATTTTACTAAATTTAAAATCTTTCTGTTTAGGTTTTTCAAGAAAATCTTCAATTCTTTTTCTAATTTTAACTCTTACATTTTCAGGAAAAACTATGGTATCTTTTTCATATTCTTTCATGATTAAATCAAGAAATGGTACACTATTAATAGAATTGTTTAATAATACTTTTATGATTTTTTTAAAATCATTATCCAAAATAATAGGGTTATAAAAATCTATAGTTGTTGTTAAGTCATTATATAATTTAAAAGTATTTTTTTCAATATACTCAATACAAGAAGAATATTCGTTGTAAATAATATCGTATGTGAATCCTGATAACATTGCGGATGTAACTATTTCTCCTGATATTTTACTATCCTTCCCAAACTTAACAACATAATTAAGTTTATCTAATGTTGATATTAGATTGTTTCTTGTTTTTTCTAATTCTTGGAATGGATTTTTATCTACTAAATAATTTATTATTTTTTCAGTATATGAAACAATATATGGCGTTATAAATTGATTAGACCTTGTAACTTTTGCTGGTGATAAATCTTTATCCAAATTAAACATTTCAGATAAATTAGTTGTATTTATTTTCCCTACTAATGCTTCTAATAAACCTCTTTTTAATATAGATAAGTCTTTATTTTTTTTATAATTACCAAATAGTGATATGGTTTTTCCTGGAGTATTAGATGTTGTTGTATAAACATCATATTCATGAATTGGTCTATATAAAGTATCAAACAATAATCTACCAATCTCTAATCCATATGTCGGTATTAACTTATTATATAATGTCTCATAAGTTTTTAGATATTGTTCAGTATATAAGAAAATATCATTAATGTATTGGGTATATTCTAATGTATTATTTTTTGTATCTAACAACCCAATATATTTTCCTTCACTTATTTTATTTACATTTTCTGGTTCTATTTTTTGTGTTGGTTTATTTCTTAATTCATATAATTCAGTTAAAAAATCTTTTGTAAATTGTTCTGTTGTTTTACCATTAATTGTTTCATTAGTACTTATCGATCTTTCATCATACATTTCAGTATTTGCAAAGAAATTTGATGATAAAGCATTTTGTAGTTTTTCTATTGGTTTTGATAGTCCTTGACCTCCAATAAACGCTATTGAACATGATACATTTGCAATCATTGGTTGCATTCCAATACCTTCAGGATTCATGTCCCATGTACTATCGTCATATGTGATGTTAACATCTCTTATTATTATTTTTGAATGATAAAAATCACCTATTCTTAAAACACTTACTGGTGGTGCACCAAATGAGGTATTTCTAGCATTTAAGTCATTTTCATCAACAATACCTTTAATTGGTATAGTATCCCCTGGTCTAATACATTGTAAC